TAGGTGAAAATGGGACACCTCATTTGCAAGGATATATCGAATTTAATGTCAAGAGCAGACCGATGAATGTTTTTGGTATAAAAAGAATACATTGGGAAAAAGCAAAAGGAAATAAACAAGAGAATTTAACCTATTGCAGTAAAGAAGACAAAAAACCATTTACATGGAAATGTAAAATGAAGAAACCATTAAAGTTAATAACTTATAATGATTTGTATAAATGGCAACTTGATATTCTAAAGATTGTTGAGAATGAACCAGATGGTAGAACAATCCATTGGTATTGGAGTCATTCAGGATGTATGGGGAAAACTTGTTTTGCAAAGTGGCTTTGCGTATATAAAGATGCTTTCTGTTTAAATGGGAGGGGACATGACGTACGAAATGGGATACTCGAATATATCGAACATGAAGGAGATACCCCAGAATTTGTTTTATACCCTTTACCTAGATGTCATGGAAGTGACTATGTTTCTTATGAAGCTTTAGAGAATATCTTAGATATGTTTTTTTATTCAGGTAAATATAAAGGTGGTATGGTTATAGGGAATTCACCACACCTCATTGTGTTTGCTAACGAACCACCGAATAAATCTAAAATGTCTGACGATCGGTGGCATATTGTCTGTATTGACCCTGAGAATGCAGATAATGTATATAGTGATGATGATTCTATTGTTTCAGAATTGTAATAAATAAGAATGTGGGGCGACTAGTGTTGACCTAAAGGACAACAATATCGCTCCGTCTTTGCGTCCTTACTCGCGAAGCTCCGTCGGACGACAGGACGGTGACTTCTCATATATAGAAAATCGGAGATTTCCTATATATTCGGAATTGTTATAAAAGAATAAAAAGTTATTCGCATGCATAGCCTGTGATTAGACTTGACATTGAGACAGTTGGGAACTCTAAATCTGTTAGAGAATTATCGCTGAAGATGATGATAAATCGCTTTTGTTCGGGATTGATTGATGCATATTCAAGAGTTTGAGTTGTTGCTACATCACCGGATGCCTTAAATAAGGTTGAACCATAATTTAGTTTCATCTGAGTACGTTTAACATACCAAGACTGAGTCCCACGACCGGTATTACCAGTTGCTGTTCCGGGGTTACCTACATATCCTGTTGGTGCTTGGCCTGCAGTTTCAAATTCCAGACGTTTAATAATCTTAAATCTTTGATTATTAACATATGGCCCATAACCAGAGTCTTGTCCAAGACTGTTTAAGGGCGTGATATAATCTGTTCCGCGTATTAACGTAGACATAGATGATGTCGCCGTGTAGGTTTGCTGAGCTACTTTAGGTTGTAATTGAACAACAAATGCTGTTAAATGCAGTAAAGCAGTTTCATTTCCTGCGGTGACGGTTAGGTCGACATACTGTTTGTTAGCAACCGTTTTCGAACGAAACGTGTTGATACCTTGAGGTGCAGGAGTCATAGTAGTATTCCATGGGAGATTTGTTCCGATGACAGTATTGACGACTGCCGGATTAGTAGCGGAAGGTCCAGATGTTAAAGGGATAATGAGAGGGTAGGCTGTAATAGATACGCCAGTAAATCCACAATGCCATCTCATCCTTTCCTTAGTAAGGTTGATATGTTTTTTGATTGCTACAATTTGATTTTGTGTAGATGCGATTTGACGTTTTTGATTACGTGCTGTTGGGCGACGATTTTTAATTCTCCTTTTATTCTTTTGAGCGGTTGATTTAAATTTTCTAGGCATTTTTTATAATTAATACATAGATAATAAATTTATCCATTAGCCGCGTTTTATTTGGAATTTTTTTATTTATATATACTATATGTCAAAAATAGTTCCAAATAGTTCCAAAGAAGTAGAGGAAGGTAATACTAACTCTTCCTCTCCTTCTTCAAAAAAAAAGCAAATATCACCAGCAATTAGATGGTGTTTTACTTTAAATAATTGGACAAATGACGAATATGAGACTATTAGATCCAAAGTTCCAGAGTTTTGTAGATGTGCTATAATAGGCAAAGAAATAGGTGAAAATGGGACACCTCATTTGCAAGGATATATCGAATTTAATGTCAAGAGCAGACCGATGAATGTTTTTGGTATAAAAAGAATACATTGGGAAAAAGCAAAAGGAAATAAACAAGA